GAATCGCTTGCGCGGTGCGCAGCGGTCCCGGCATCCAGGGATGCACGGGCAGCCGCCCGCTCGACCCAGGAGCCGTTCAGCGCGGCGTCTATCGCCAGGATCTCGACNGATTCCATCATGTTCTCGCCCAGCTTGACGAAGCGTTTNTCGCCGTAGTCGGTGTANGCCTGGATATCGACTGCCTCCGCCCATTGCAGCGCATCTGCGCGGCTGGTGGGNGTGATCGAGGCAGTTGCATCCGCCAGGACTTGCGGCGTCAGGTCAGCCGTCTGGCTGATGGCGGCGGTAGCCGGGGCCATGCTGGACAGGAAGTTAACCTGCACAGACGATCCCTTGATCGCGTCCTCCACCGAGATGTCAGGCACCGGAATGGCGAGCTGCTCATAAAAGCGCGCCCCGTATGCCGCGTCCATGTACTTAGCAACGTATTGAGTGCGAATGCTGTTGCTAAGATTTGAAGTTGTCTGAATAGCCATTTATTTCCTCCCTTGCCCCCAGGGAGGGTTTCTCCCCAGGGTAGCTATCTCTTTGGTAGCAGGGCTGCTTGTTTTTTAGAGAGTTCCCGCACACGGTTCATATTTGGGCTGGGAGCTCCCATCTCTTTCGCCAGCTCTGCCGTGAGTGATTCCAAATCTTCGGCCTGCACGCTCTGCCCGCCCCCGACAGGTAAGACCTGCGCCGGGTTGGGAGCGCGTTTAGCCTGCTCCTGGGCCTTGCGGTTGCCAGATAACTCGGCCAGTTTCGCCAATTGCGCGGTGAAGTCCTTCTCGCGCAGAATGGCGATCACTTCCGGGTCATTGGCCTGCAAACCCAGAGGGGAGAGAATGGCATTAGCGTCAACGCTTGCCGCCTGAGCGCGGTTGCCATCGGCATTTTTGCCGACCGCGTCGTCAGGGGAACTATCGGGGGAAGCGCCGCGCCTGCGCTCCGCGAGAAGGGCTTTGAGTTCCAGTTGCTCCTCAATCTCTTCTGGCGATAAGCCGCGGGCTTCGGCTTTCTTCACCCACTCAAACTGCTTCATCAAGTCTTTGATCTGGCTCTTGACTTCGTGTACGCCTCGATCCTTGTCGCTCTGAAGTGCGCGAACCTGACCTTGAAGCTCTTTTAAAGCAGTTTCAAACGCCTTCGCATCAACAGAGGAATGAGGCTGGTCGCCTGCGCCGCCTGAAACGTCTTGGGTTGGCTGCTCAAGAGTTCCAGAAGGCTGGCCGCTATCCATGTTGCCTTCGGTCATTTTTACACCCCACTTGTTAAAGTTTCCCCACTGTTGTGATTATACCACAACTATTGTGAGTACTGCTGTAGTAATGCGTTTTCCATAAGCTGATACATAAGATAATCGTCAATCCCCAGATTATCGGCGATGCGCTCCATCTGCCGCTCCGCCTCATAGGAAAAATCCCTACCCCTCAGGAAGTAGTCTCTTGCCAATCGCTCCAGTTGCGGCGACATCTGCGCCGACCAATCCTCCCAGGCGAAGTTGTAATAGGTCTCTTCCGGTCGCTCCAGGAAACGTTGGATTGCCTGCGTGCCAAGCCCCTCCAACCCTCCTTCCCGGAACGATGGATAGACAGGCGACTTGAGCATCCCCGCCGTCCTGGAGATGGCCTCGGCGATCATCTTCTCGTAGATATCCTTGTGTTCCCAATACCGCTTCAGTTCTGGATGTTGGGCAAGGTAAGCCTTCTCCTTTTTCTCCAGCTTGGCGGCAAAGTATCCTGCCTGGATATCGAAGATATCCGCCCCGGCTTCTGCCTCCAGGCGGGAGTACATCAGCCCCTTGTAATATCTCTCGATCTTGTCGAAGCTGCCGTAGTATTGCCCCAGGATGGGCGTGTTCACGGTGATGGAGGCTTGCAAGTCCAGCGCCTCCTCCACCTCTGGGAATACTGCCAGATATTGGTCTGCAAGCTCGCGGTTATCTTTGCGGGCGAAATAGCCGTCGATCTTCTCCTGGATGTCAGCCCCGAACCGCTTGCGCACCGCTGCACCCATGGCGCTGTAAGCGTCTTTGGCGGCGTTCCACTCTTCCCGCGTGGCGCTGTCTGGCAGGTCTAGAATCGCCCCGATGGATATCACCCCGCCCATGAAGCGCATCCGGTCAGCTTCGTTCCACTCGTCCAGGTGGCCCTTGTTCTCGTAGAACTTGTCGAACAGCGCCCCGTCGATCCCCACCAGCTCGGCGATATCGTCCTTCTGCCCCGGCGGGATGCGCCCCAGGACGTTGTAAGCGTAGCTCCTGTCCCTATCCAGCCCGCCCTTGCGCGAGAGCAGCACGGTATCCATGAAGGGATACTGTTCCCGGAGCAAATCCATCGAGCGGCGCAGCTCATCCGGAGAGAGCGTGTCGGATTGCGCCCAGAGCAGGCGCCAATCCCGGTCAAAGCGGTCGATCTGGATATCGCTCACACTGCGCCCCTTGAATCCCACGCCCATGAAGAACGAGGCCACCTGTCCCGGCGCGCGGGAGCGGATAGCGCGCTCTGCGGCTTGCATCCAGGCTTCTCCCGATTGCGTTCTGGCTGCCTCTATCGCCGTAGCCTGGTCGATAAGACCCTCCTCCACCATCATCCCCAGCGCCCGCCCGATGCGCCTGCGCTCGTAGGGGTCGCTGCCGTTGCTGAACATCAGCACCGCCGGGTCAAGCTCGTTCACGCCCGCGCGGGTGGGGATGTTGATATTGAATATGCTCCCCAGGCTCTTCAGGGTAGCCGTCTGGGGGATCAACCTGCCGCCCCATCTGGCAGCGGCGTCCTCTTCGCCCTGGATGTAGAGCGCCATTGCGGTAGCCAGGCTGTAGGGTGTCCAGGTTGTGGGGCCAAACTTGTTCATGTCGTCCAGGGTGCGCGTCCACCAATTCACCCGCTTGAGGGGGTCGTTGAAGTCCACGCCCGTCAGCCCATTCAATGGGTTCAGGGTGGCTTCCAGGTTGAAGAACAGCGGATTATCACTATCCAACCCTAATAGCTCATTGGAGTTGATGTTGTACTTCCACCATTCCGGCGCGCCGGCGTGTATCTTAGACAGGGCTTCTTTGTAATTGGCATATCCGTTGACGATATCCGCGTTATATACCAGCCGCTTCATCCAGTTGGAGTAGGTGCGGTTGTACCAGAAGTGGAACGGGTAGATGTAGGACAATAACAGGTCGAAGTTCCGCTTCTCGGGATAAGCCAGCAGGGTGAAGTTTCTCGCTTCGTTTGCCACCGCTGCGGCGAGAAGCCTGGCCTCGCCCACGCCTTTTTCCGCACCCTTTGCCCACTTGTTGATCGCCCCCTCCACGCCCCGGTTCACCACCACCGGGCGGGTAGCGCCCCAGTTGTCCTTCAGTCCCGCTTCCAGGCGGTCGAACAGTTGGTTTAGCCCGTCCATGCTTTCATGGATCACCCGCGGCGGGGTGGGGGTCGCGCCTGAGTAGGGGGGGATGACAGTGGGTATTTCGATGGCTTGTCTGGGCATCCCCGACTTTTCCCATTTCGACCATGCCTCTATAAACTCGTCGTATCCCTCTCTCACGACCAAATCAGAAATATCACGATCCTGCTTTAGTAACTGGGTGAAACGGAAAAATGCGTCATCCTTTTCGCCAATATTGTAGAGCAATAATGGGTCAACCCGTATTCCTGAAAGTACCTCTTCCAATCCAACCTGCTTCAATCTTTCTACTGTCTTACCCTTATCAAGCCCCTTGTCTTTGATAATCTTATTGAGTGCCCTGATTACAGCATCTTTTCCCCCCGCCTTTTTGGCTATCTCGGCGTACCAGTCAGGATAGGATGAGCCTTCGGCGCGGGCAAAGCGGCCTTCTTCAAAAACACGTCGCCCAGCCTGCCCTTCTTCGACAAGAGCAAGCATGTTATATGCTTCTTTCTCCAAAGCATCGGAAATTTCCTTCGGTATTTCGTGGCGAGGAACGGAGGTGTACTTGTCAAGTTTTGTGCTCAAACTTTCAACCCTGGCAGCTTCTGCGGGTATCTCCACACCCACAGGTGCTTTCCCGCCCTTCTGCATCAGCCTCTCGATGAACGACCGCTGTGCTACTTCGGGAGGTACATCCGCAAGGGAGGCGTATTTCTCGGCGTCCTCGGGCAGGTACTTATTGATAGCATTCAGGATGTGTCGATCCACTGGGCTTTCCAGCTTGAACTGCCTGGCATACGCCCTGGCTACCCCGGTGTTGTCGCCCCTCGCCACTGCGGTAGCGATCTGGCTGGCAATCTCGTCGCTCCTCAGCACCTCGTCCCATTGCCGGGCGATCCCGTAATGGTAGCGCGCTTCCGCTAACAGTCCGGTCTCCTTGCCCGCCTGCTGGAAGGCGCTCTCCACCAGGTTGGCATACTCGTCCCTGGCTTTCTGGTGGACTTTGCGCACGTAAGGGAAGTAATACTCCTCCCAGACCATGCGCTTGAACTCTTTGATAGATATTGGCGTCCCCTCGAAGCCCAGCTCATTCCAGCCCTTCCTGAGCATGTCATCGGTGAATCCCGGCTGCTGCGCCTTCCTGTACCAGGCCCAGACGGTGCCGCGTCTCAGCTCGGTGATCTTCGCCGCTTCCCGGTCCAACTGGGTAAAAGTCAGGGCAGCTTTGACGTTCTCCGCCTGTTGGGGATTGCTCTGCGCGAGCGTCCTGTAAAGCTCGTCCACCGCCTCACGGTAAGCCCATTTGGCATTAGTGTTCGCCTGTACGTAATGGTTTGCATCGCTGAAATATTTTTGCCCCACCACGCCATCTTGCGCCGCCGCGCCCATTGCCGCCACGTCATCCAGCCCCGCGGCGTTATTAGCCACGGTTGGGACCTCATCCACCACCCTGGCAGCCTCATCGGCGAATCCCTGGCGCAATTGGCGTATTCCATCCATCACTTCGTCCAGGCTCTTGCCCTGCTGCTTGCCGTCTCTTATCAGCCTGAGCACATCGTCGCTGACCCCGAAGCCGTCCAGCTTCACCAGGTCATCCGCCGCGATCCAGGCGAAGGTATCCAAAATGTCGATGCTGCCCGTCCTGGCTGCCTGCATGAACTTACTAACCGCCTTAGCGACGTTCCCATTCTCGGCGATCACGAAGTGGGCGAGCTGGTTTGCCTGTTCCAGCGGCAATCCGGCTTCCACCAGCGAGCCCAGATCGGGCAAGGATCGTCCCGGCTTCAGTGCACTCCGTAGCGTTTTACGAACAGAAGAGGCGATAACCTGGGTTGAAGCCCACTCCTCGAACTTATTTGCCAGCCCGAGCATCCCCTTACCTCGGACGGCCTCGGCGATATCCACACCGGTCGTGCCTTTGCCAAAGCCTCCCACGCCCTTGGGGATGAAGCCCAATGCGTCTTGCAGGTATTCCATTGCCCTCCCAGGGCGTGAGAACAGCGCACCAATGCCCTCATCGGCGACGACGTGGAACGAGTTAGTGAACAGGTTGCGGAAGGCATAGCCCGGCGAAAGGCCCATGTACAGCATGGCAAAGAAGGAGTTCAACGGCTTATACAGCTTGCCTTGCAGAACCTTGTCTAGTTTGGCTATAGACTGGAGGGCGATGGGCAGCTTCTCGCCGCTCTCGATTCGCTCCAAAACATTGGGAAACATAGACTGGGTTGCCTGCTCCAGCTTGCGAGTGGCGAGCCTGATCACTTCGTCGGAGGTCTTGGCCTCCTTCAGGTCGTCCAGGAATTTGGCCGCGTTTATTGCCCCGTCCTCGTCTTTGAGCAGGTTGCGCAGCACCACGCCCATCCTCTGCCCGGAGGCGGAATAGATGGCCCTTGCCATCGGGTTCTTGCTGACGATGCTCATGGCGGTAGCAACTTCGTTCAGGTCATCCGAGTGCAGCATCACCGCGGCGCGCATCACTTCCAGGGCGTCGTCCGGCCTGCCCGCGGCATAGGCAGCGGATACCACCGATTGCATGACCTCCCCGGTAATCCTGCCGATATAAGCGCGCTTTCCATCTGCGGTCAGCATGGATATCGAGGTATTGCGTGCCAGGTCGTCCAGCCCGCCCGCGATCCGCCTGGACGCCGCCTGCTGCGCCCTGGCAAAGTCGCCCAGGGTAGTAATTACATCGGCATCACTTGCGACCCTTTCCGATCTGACAGCCACCTCTGCAAGCTCCGCGGGCAAGCGGATATATTCGTCGAAGGCGTTGGATATGCGGGTTGCATCCCGCGCTCTCCTGCCTCCAACCCCGATCAGGTTCCACGGGCTGAATATCAACCTGCCCGCCAGCTCTGCCAGCGGCGTTTCCAGCTCCGCAGCAAGCAAGCCGGGATCTTCGCCTGCGTTGGCGCGACGGATGAACTCGCCCCGTAAAGCCGGGTCCAGGAACGAGCTATATAATATCCTGCCAGCCTCGTAACCCTCACGGATGCGCGCGGCTTTCTCTTCCAGGTCTCCAGGAGCGGCAAAGCTGCGTATAGCATTATTACCCAGCACCGCCGGGTTAAGGTTGGTAGCCGCTGCGCCGATCCAATCCAGCCAATCGGGAGCGCGGTTGAGCCAGGGCAGGGCGCGCTTCAGGTTCTCCCAATTGAGCGCCTGTTCCTTTCTCCCGTCCGGATAGGCGATCTCTTCCGCTGCCGCGGCTGCCCCAAGCCACTGCTCGGTTTCTATGTCCACTTCCTCGAAGCCACCCAGCAGGGAGCGTACCACGCCGCTCGTGCCTCTCAATACCGGCGAGAGCACAGAATCACTCGCCTCGCCCGTCCTCCACAAGTTGCTGAACGTCTTGGCATAATCCAGTTTCTTGGCGGGCTTCCAACCCATCACTTTGTCTATCAGGGTGGGCGCTTCGGTATAGGCCCATACCTCTTCGGGGGCTTCCACCTTCGTTTGGTTGGGGCTGAAGATGCTCTTGAATTCATTCCACCAGCCTTTCAGCCCATCCCCATAGTATGGCCTGCCGTTGGCATCCCAGGCGACCGCCCCATAAGGCAGCTTTGCCCCATCAGGCCCGAGCACATTGGCGGCGTTGGTAGGCTTGCCGCTCGGGTCGAACTGTGACGGGTAGTTGTTCGCCCTCCATTGGTCGATCTCGTAATACGGGCCTTGCTCGGCGACCTGTTCCGGTTCTATGTCCTGGCGGCGCTGCTCGCCGATATCTGGATATTCGGGATACGCAGTAGGGGTGAATGTGGGATACCAGCCGCGTTTCATGCGGTAAGCGGCGATCTCCGAGAGCCTGCCGCCGCCGGGCAATTGCGGCGGGGCTGGCAGGGCAGGCTTGCCTCTCTGCGGCAAACCCTTCTCCGAGCGCGTGCGCGCTAAAGGAAATTGCCTTGTCGTGCGCCTGGGTAGACTTGGAATCGTGCCTCTGGGCATCTAAATCCTCCAGCTAATCAAGCCGAACTCGTTGGCGTAGACCTGTCTGCCGGTGGGCGCGTAACCTGGAGCCGATCCAGCAGTTCCCCTTCCGCCGCCATAGCCGCCATAGCCGCCATAGCCACGCCCTCCGCCCCCGCCATAGCCACCACCCCCGCCAGCCGTTTGCTGCTGCTCCCACCAGGGCAGGACCCAAACCCCATCCGGGTTCTGGATATAGCCCGCTGCGAGCAATTCATCCGCAGAGACAATCCCAGCATCGATATCCTGCTGTGTCACGTAAAGCGGCAGTTCTCCCAATTCCAGCATCCGGGCTGTATCCCAGGCTTTCACGCCGTATGGCAACAGTTCCGGGTAAGTAGTCTGGTATTGCGTCCTTACGCCTCCGGGGTAGCGGGTTTGCATCCCGCCCGCGGTTGCGGCAGCTTGCGGGGGTCCTTGCGCTCCGGCAAAAGCCTGCTCGCTGCCGGTGACATAGGGTCGAGGCTGCGCGCCTGGGGGAGCTTCTTCGTCGAAGCGCGGTCGTGGCGGTCCAGTTATGGGAGCCTGGCGTGGCTGTATACCCCCCGGCCCACGCGGCCCCCAGGCGGGTCTTGCGGGTGGTTGAGGTACAGCCTGCCGGGCCTGGTTAGCCGCAGAATAAGCCGCCCAGTCGAATCTTGGCACTGCGGGTCTCAGGAACGGCGAAGTGCGCTCCCTGGCGGCTGCACGCTGGCGGGCGTTGAAAGTGTTGCTGTAATCCCCGGCGGAGTAGGCGGTTCTCCTGGGCGCCTGTCCAACGGTCTGGGTGGCGAAACGCGATTCGTCCGGGTAGACGATTTGTGGCAGGTTGACCACCGTGCCGGCACGTAGCTTTCTCAGGTTGCTATTCTTCTGCGCCAGCTTGCTGACCGTGCCAAGGTCGTTGCGCCCGTAAATCCTGCGGGCGATATCAGTCAGGCTCTCGAAGCGCCTGGCGGTCGTCCGGCGGTATCTCCCCGGCGGGCGGCGCGTCGCCGCGCTGCTGGAATATCCGTCCTGTGGTATTGCCATATCTGTCTCCCTCCCATTCCATCTCGAACCTGGTCAGCAGGCGCTCGAACCAGGCATCAGCCATCAAAGTAGCTTCATCCAGCCATCTGGCGTTCACAGCCCCTCCATCCCCAAGAGGGCGTTGCCTAAGCTATCCTCGCCCTGTACTTCTTCGCGTGTGCCCTCGGGAAATGCCATCGCTGGCGGCATCCCGCCCTGTGCCGCGTTCCAGCCCTGCCCGCCCACGAACGGACCTTCCATCTGCTGTTGCTGGGCGATCTGCTGGGCTTCCATCTGCTGCTGATCTTGCGCCATTGTCATCTCCTGCATCATCTGCTGGTGCTCCATCTCCATCATCAGCCGCTCGTGGTCGATCTGGTTCTGCACTCGTGCTTCCTTCAGTCGCTCCAGCCAGTAAATTTCCAGGGCTTTCTGCGGGTCTTCCGCCCCGGCCATCTCCAGGACGTACTCCTTCGGGTAGCCGATCTGGTTGAGCATGATCCCGGCGTTTGCCCGCTGCACCGCGTCGGTGGGGTTGTCGGGCTTGAGTTCCACGGATATGTAGATCTCGTCCGGCTCGATCTCGTCCGCGGGCAAGACGTACTCCATACCCAGGTCTGTCTTCTTGTTCATCCCGAAGCCCTCCAGGGGTTTCCCTGTATGGCTGGTCCACAGGAGCACCAGGGCAGACAATTCCGCCAGGGCTTTCTCAGCCAGCTCCTTCCCCGGCTTCAGGGCGCCAATTGCAATCTGGCTGTGCAGGTTCAATGCGGCAAAGCTCACACCGCTCGCCACGCTCTCACCCTGCAAGGTGCGACTGACGGTTGCCCGCTCGATGTCTGCGGCGAGCATCTCGATTGCCTCCATCTTGGCCGGGTCGTTGGGCTGCCTGGGAAGCGGGCGGGCTGATCCGCCTGGAGGTACGTACATGATCTTGGCCGGGTCGAGATAGTCCCGCTCCACGGTTTGCCCCTCGGGTAGCCCCTCGACCGCAATTTCCTCTTTGAACATGGGCAGGATGCTATCGGTGTAAATAAAAGACTTGAGGGTGTTCATCATCGACCACGCCCCGGTCTTGTAGAGCGGGTAGAGCATGGGGTGGTAACGATCCTCTTCCTGGCTCTCGATCGTGCTCCCGCCCATCAGCGCCACCCAGGGCATGAAGGGCAGCTCGTGCT